TGTCACACGACAGCAGTGGGGGCATTCTCTATGACTTGCGACGCGGTGGCAAGTCCCTTACCAGTAGTACTTGTGCGGCTTGCGGTGATCCGGGTAGTTCTCAGTCTCTCCCCTCACCAGCTTGTCACGCTCCTCGCGCCGGGCGGGCTTGTGGTGAAACAGCTTGTTCCACCAGGACGGAGTCGACCGGAACCAGTGCCAATTCTTGCCGAAGCGGCGCTCCTTGGCCTTGTCTCCGTGGTGCCAGGTCCTGGCCATCAGAAGTCCTCAGGGTCGAGTCCCGCGTTGATGAACGCCTGTCGGTCCAGCCGGGCCAGGTCGTGCAGGTTGATCTGGTCGCCGGAGCGGTTCACGAACTTGTCCAGGGTCAGGCCACCCCTGCGGAAGAGGCGGGCGCGCGTAGGCCCAAGGACGTCGTCCTGGAACGCGGCGCTCTGTCGAGTCAACCACTGCTGGTAGGTGACCTTGGCGGGGATTGGGCCAGTGACGTCGCGTATGATCCGTCTTGAGAACTGGTCGAAGGATCCACGGTGTCCACGTGGCAGGTCGCGCCGCCGCGTGACTGTCTTCAGGCCGTTCCTCTCAGTGTACTGGCGGAGGAGGCCGCGCTCGGTGACTGGCTTCTGGGGCCGCTGGCCGAGCACCTCTCCGTCGAGTACTCCGACGCGCAGCGAACGACAGTTGAAGTGCAGGGGCGGGATTGGACCTTCACCCACAGGATAGCGCTCGCCGTCAAGGCTGCGGCAGACGGGAGTGGTACGGGAGTCAAGGGTGGCAACATACTGCTCCTCCTTCAGGACTGACTTGTTGGACTTGAAGAACTCGCGCCTGGCCTGGTTGCTGAAGTGGTTGACGGCGGTGCGGGTGATGGCGGCGGCATTGCGCCGGGTGATCTCGGTGACTCCGTCCGTCCCACGGAGTCCCACAGTGCCGACCACACGGCGGGCGATGGCGGCGGCACCCTCTCCCTGAACCATGCCGATCCGCACCTGGTCCATGATGCGGCTGATGTCGTCCTCGCGGATCTTGCTTGACCACTGCTTGAGAGTCTTGCCGTCAAACGGGCGCTCCTTGACCAGTGAGGTGAGCAGGGCAGTGGAGGGGATGACGGTGTCGAGCAGGACTGGGGAGACGGTGCGCAGCGCCTGAGCCATGAACACTGGCTCGGCCTGTGCAAGAGCCACCATCTCATTCAGCCATACCTGGTCAACCCTGTCCCACGCTGCCTCGCGAATCCGGCGCACAATGCGCTCCAGTACCCGCAGCCGAGCAGCAGTGGCACCATCAATACCGCCACCACTGCGCAGACGACGGCGAATAGCATCAGCGACATCGCTCTCGGTAGCGTTGAGCAGATCCACAATCTGGTTGCGTATGCCACCACTGAGGCGCATGAGGCCAATCTGGTGTCGGACCAGCGAGTCCAGGAAGTCCTCGTTGACCGTGTCAGCGCCACCGGGCAGCTGATTCTTGGGGTCGATTGCCATCCCTACTGGCCATTGTCAGGCTGCTGCTCTGGGTCAGGGTCAGGCTCTGGGCCAGGGCCGCTGTTGCCGAGCGCCAGCTCCTCCTCCTGCGCGATTGCCTCCAGCTCCTCCTCGAAGTCCTTGTCGGTGAGGTCCTTGTCCTGGGCAATCTTGTGCAGCGACTCGAGCGATATCGGGAAGCCCATGTTCTTGGCCGTGACGTACTCGACGAGGGTCTTGCCCTCCAGCTCGTCCATCGCAAAGTCAAGGTTCGGCTCCACAACCACCTGCTCTGGATCAGCTCCGACCCACCGGGCCACGTTGCGCAGAGCGTCCTGAAGCCCAAAGGCACCAGCGAGTGCAATCTGGTTGAGCGTCGCTGTGCGGGCGGCGACGCGGATCTTGAGCGAGTCGCCGGACTGCACCTGCTTGCTGCGATTGTCAAGCATCTGCGCGCCCTTCATGGTCGCGATTGCCTTGTCGTTCTCCAGGGCCTCGCGCTGCTCGCTTAGACCGCTGGACTCGACGCCGATGAACTTGGCATCACCGCCGAGCGGCACATTGATCTGGGCGTTGGCACCCACGCGGACCTTGCCCTCCTCGTTGCGTCCAATCATGACCAGGGTGTCCTGACCCTGCATGAACAGCGACTGCCGGTAGTCGGCCTCGCCTCGGTAGATTGCCAGCACCAGGCGGGCCAGTCCGATGAGCGGTGGGTCGTCCGGGTCCGGGACGATGTCCTTGGAGTTGATGAAGGTGAACGGGATGCGGTCGAGCTTGTTGCCACGGATGGACGGCTCGATCAGCGCTGCCTCGCTGAAGTCCGCGTTGGCCTCGCGGAACAGACCCTGACGGTAGGACCCACGCGCCTCGTTCTTGAGTGGGTCGCCGAGGATGAGGACCCTGAACTTGCTCTCATACTCCCACTCGAAGTCCTTGTCGCGCTCGAACTCCGACTCATCCAGAGAGACGAAGTTGAGGCTCTGCAGTGTCAGCTCCTCGCGGCGACCGTTGTCCCAGTTGAGAATACGCTCGGCCTTGTACATTGCCAGGTACGGGAGGATCTGTCCCTGGACCGGCGTGGTCGGCAGGTCGGCCAGCAGCCCAAGGCGTCCGGTGATCAGCTGCTCCTCGTTGATGCGGCGCAGCAGCACCGCCAGCGACTCTCCGTTCACAGTGGCCGACTCCAGCATAGGCTCCATGACGGTGGGCAGCTCGATTGTCGGCGGCTTGTGGTGCATGATGCCGATCATTGCCTCGATCGCGTCCGACACGAAGTCGTGGAATATCGCGCGGGCGCGGTAGGCGGTGTAAGCCTTCCAGCCATCAGTGTTCGGGTTCGGGAAGCCGTCAGCGTACATGCCGCTGGTGGCCGGTAGGTACTTGGCACCACCCTGCTTGATTACACGCTCACCTCGGTAGGTGTCGCGGACGGTGTTCCAGTCATCGTAGAACTCCCCGTAGAGGGGATGCTTGCTGTCAACGGCCAATCTCGTTCTCCTGGTTGCGCTTTCGTCTCAGCTCAAGCTGCTGGTGTCAACACCAGGCGACGCGGGGCTTGCAGTCCCGTGTCTGAGATCATCTGTGAGGGAGGCCCCACAAGGCAAGTCCCCACCCACCCCATCAGGTGCACCATCAGGGGTGAGGGCTGCTGCTGTATTGGCTTCGACGGGCCGTCGCCCTCTGCCGCCACAACAGCGGGGTTCAGTACATACCAACCGTCCCGCCCGAGCTGAAGCGGTTGCCGGTCGCGCGGACGCGGTAGCGCACCTCGTCCCCGACGTGGTCCTCAGCGTCGGTGTCCACGTCATCCATCTTGCGGTCGTCCCTCGGCAGCACCGGCACAGTGCGCTCGAAGTGCTCGTTCCTGCCATGGAAGATGAACAGGGCTGGCAGCTCCCTCGGCGTGCGCCGCTGTGGGTCGGGCAGCGCGGCCTTCAGCATCTTGCGGATCTGCTCCCAGCCAGTGATGCGCGATCCAGGGCGCTTGTCAGCTCGGTCCCAGGAGACTCCAGGGTACATCTCGTTGCCGATGCGCACCGGCTTCGCCATGTCCATGGCAATGCTCACACCGTTCTCGACGTCGAAGATCGACGTGTCACCAGGGCCGGGCTTCACCAGGCCGTGGATGCCCCAGGCCAGCTCCCGCTCCACGATCCCCTTGGCAACGTCAATCGCCAGGATCCGCGTGCCCTCGTTCGGTCGACCGTTCCACCCGTACCACTCCGCGATGCGGAACAGGTCGCCGCGCACAGAGCTGCGGACCTTGCCCTCGCCATCCACGTAGTCCGAGCCGTCGCTCTCCGCGTACCAGCCCACGCTGAAGGGCGCGCTGCTTCCCCAGTCGAACGCGCGGTCCATTCTCCAGGAGCGGGGGATGTTGAACGGCTTGACGATGTGTACCCTCGGACGCCATACGTCGTCGAACATGCCGCCAGCGACGATGTCCCAGCTGCCGTCGAGCCAGGCGGCCAGCTCCGCGTCATTGCGCGCCGAGGCGGCGATGCGCTGGATGTAGTCAGGGTCGGCGGCCAGCAGGATCTGGTTCTCCTTGATGTGCCCGTGCACCGCCATGCGCGGCGGCTCTGGATTGCCCTTGTCGTCTACTGCATCCGTGATCGGCCTGTTGCGCATGCCTGGCAGGCGAAACCGATGCTTCACCCAGTTGTGCCCAGGGCCATACGGGTTCGTCGTGGCGCGGTACTTGCGCGGCAGGGTGGGGTTGGAGCTGCGGCAGGTGGACATCATGCGCCGGTATCCTGAGTCAGAGGACCAGTTGCACAGCTCCTCCCAGGCCACCCATGGATACTCGTGACCGTGGTAGTTCCAGTAGTCGTCGTCCCGCTGGAACTGTCTCAGCAGAAGCTGCTCTCCGTCAGGGAAGGTCCACACATGCTCCGAGGCGTTGAAGCTCGCGGCGCTGCCGAAGAAGGTGCGGAACCACTTCTTGGACTTTGTGATCACGTCGCCGAGCTGCTTGTAGGTCTGCCGGAAGAGGATGCCTCGCCACTCCGGGCCGTATCCCTGGCCGACGTGCTGGCAGAAGTCCATCAGCAGCGTGTCGGTCTTGCCGGGTCCGCGCGTGCCCTCGTACAGCAACTCGAACAGGTCACAGTACAGGAATATCTCCTGACTGGTGCCAGGGATCGGGATCCACTCCTCGCGGTCAGGCCCCGTTGACTTCTTCAAAGGTTCCATCAATCACCGAGCCGAATCCGGCCTGTGTGTCACGCAGCTTCTGGAGCCTGGCCTCCCAGTCCTCCTTGCTGACCTGCTTCTCAACCCTCAGCACGCCGGTGGTGACGTTGAGGTCCACCTGCTGCTTCTCACGGAACTCGGGGATGTGGCGCTTGGCGAGCATCTCGATCAGCTTGTCGCTGTAGACCCGCTTCACCAGCGGCTTCATCTTCAGCATCGGCCTGCCCTCCGCGTCGTGGAGGATCTCGCCGGTCTCGGCGTCGCGCAGCGGGTACACGTCGCCGTTCGCGTCGGCGTCCGGCACCATCACCACCGCGCCGCCCTGCACGTAGAACTCGACGCAGCCCTCGATTGCCCGCCGCCTGACCTCGTGCTCGATGAAGTCCTTGTAGAAGCCCTTGGCCTCCTCCACCAGCGCGGCGAATGCCTCGTCCTTCTGCCGGTGGTCATACACCGTCTGGCCGGTCACGCCCGCCGCCTGCGCTGCCTGGTAGTGCAGCCCGAACTCGGCGAGGTGCGCGAGGTAGACGGCGCGGGCCTGCTCGTCGAACTTGTAGGGTCGGTCGACTTCTCTGTTATTGCCCTCGGCCATCACATGATCTCCGTAAGCTCTTTATGCACCCACAAGGGTGGAGCATGGATGTCATCGACGTTGTCGTCGTCCGGCTCGCATGAGCACTGCCCGCCGACATCCAGTAGGTGGCGGTCGACCTCGCGAGCGGGAAGTACGTGAACTGCCTGGAGCACGCCGCTCCAGTGATGATGCCGTTCGAGGCTGACCCAGCAGCCCAGTTGCGCGCCCACGCGCGTGGTCGGCGAAAGTTTGTCATCTGCGCTCATCGCTGACAAGCCCAAGGCAGTTCCCGGAACTGCTCGGACCCGCCAGTCCAAGTCGGAACGTGCAAAGTGAAGCGGAGCAAGCCTCTTCCGACTCTTCTCTCTCTTCTTAGAGAGAAGAGAGAAGAGAGAGAGTAGGTGCACCGGGTTCTTTTGCAAAATCTCGAGCAATCCAAAATACCCCCGAGATAGCCCGGATTCCCGGAATACTGACCTAACCTGTTCATATTGCAGCAAAAAGTCTAGAGACCCGCTCGGAACAACTCGGAACAGGTTCCGGGATGGCCGGACCCTCCCCTGGGCCTCTGGACCCACGGGTGTGGTTGCACGGCTCGCAGGACAGGGTCAGATTCCCACGTGAATTGCCCCCACCCTGGGCCAGGGGCGTGATGTGGTCGATTGTGGGGAACCTCTGCCCGGTCGCCCAGACAGGCATGCTGCCCTCGAATCGGTCAGGCTCGTCGAACTTCGCGCCGCACCACCGGCAGCACTTCTGCTTGCGGAACAGGCGCTTTCTCATGCGCTTCCGCCAGCTCTCTCCAAGTCGCTCTTCCATTGTCTCAGCTCCTTCAGCTCCTTCATTCGAGCCTGGTACAGAATCTGGCACCACCCGTGCGGTGGCTCCTCCATGAGGTAGTCCTGCGCTCGCCTCAGGCACTCCCTCGCCTCCTCGTCGGTCTCGACGGCGCTGCCCCATGGCCTAGGTACGCTCATACCTGGCGGACAGCTTCTCGTGGTTCGTCGTCATCACGTCGTCCAGGGTCAGCCCGTAGTGGCGGGCAATGCGGGTCAGGTAGTAGAGGACGTCGCCCAGCTCGTTCGCCAGGTCGACCTTGTCGATTGGCCGCCCGTCGCGGATGTTCTTCTTGATCGGCTCGAGCACCTCACCCACCTCTCCGGCGAGGCCGGTGCAGCAGATGAACAGGCCTCGGAGGTCGAGGCCGTCCTGGCCACCTCCGTCCTCCCACAGTCCGACGACCCAGTCCTCATACGCCTCCTTCGACATCCTGACGCGCACGAGCTTGGGGTCGGTGTTGCTGTGACCCTTGAGATACTCAAGCGCGGCCTTGGCGTCTCCGGAGTGGTACATCCTCGCCTCGGTCCGATCGCTGGACCAGCGCCCGTCGCCGAGGTACCATGCGCCGCTGTTGGCGCTGCGGATTGCGAGCATCATGACCGAATCTGCATCGGCGTGTAGCCACAGTCGACCACCGGCAGGACTCCGCCGTCGGATTCGAGCCACTCCCGCGCCTCGGTCTCTGTCGGCCACCAGAGCGCCCTCTCCTGGTCTCTCGTCGGCGTGGAGCCGATGCCCCGGACCCATCCACCCTGGCAGCGCACACCCCACCTCGGGCTGCTGGACTCGCGCCGAGCACGCTCCACCACCACCATCTCGTGGCAGGCCGCGTACCCAGCGGTGTCAACAATCGAGTCGATGTGGTCGGGCTGCCCGGCCAGGCGGACCTGCTTCAGGCACACCATCATGACGGCGACCAGTTCGGCAGGAATCACGGACCCTGCAGGCAGCAGGCCAGCCTTGGTCAGGATGCCTGACCACACCTGGCCTGTCGCACTGAAGTCATCCAGTGGGTGTTGGTATACGCTCCTCCGCTCGCCGCCGTCGCCGGTCAGCTGCCTCGCTGTGTCGAGTATGCTCATGTTGTCTCCTCTTCATGAAAAATGGGCCTCCGAAGAGGCCCCAAGGTAGCGGCTGAGCGGGGGAATGCTCAGCGCTGGAACTTCGCCGCGACTCTCTCGTAGATTGCCAAGGCCCAGTCGGGCTGTGGGAGCAGATTCCAGCCTACGACCAGCCCGACTGCGAAGCCGAGTGCGAGAGCAACCATGGATCACCTCCTTTCGAGTTTGGGTACCGCGAATCATAGCGCACGATCCTCCATCAAGACTCCCTCCAGGTGGTCAATCTCATGCTGCAGGCAGAACGCCAGCCAGCCGCGAGCCTTGAACTTCACAGGCTTCCACTGTGGTGAGAATCCCTCCACCCGGACAATCCGGTGGCGCTCTACACGCACACTCTTGCCGGGGAAGCTCAGGCAGCCCTCGGTGACGTTGGTCGTCGCCTCGGAGCGGCTCACAATCCTCGGGTTGACAATCTGGAACGACCAGCGCTCGCGCGGGTGGTGACCGATGATGACCCGCTTGCTCACGCCGACCTGTGGCGCGGCCAGGCCCATGCCACGGTTGCTCACCATCACCTCGAACATGCCCATGCACAGCCCACTCAGGTTCTCACCAGGCTCCACCTCGGCGGCCCGCGCTCGCAGGATTGGGTCGTCGTCTGCCACCAGCATCATCTTGTCTGCTCCTTGTAGGTCGCCCAGTGCACCGGCCCGTCCGGCGTGTGGTAGTACCACTCGCGCCGCTTTGGGCCCATGAGGCACAGGGAGTGAGAGCCGCCAGGGGCGACGTCCACTATTCGGTGCCGATCCCAGTCAACCGCTCGGACGTAGTTGAACCAGCGTCGCTTCACAATGCCAAGGTCGGCATCGCGAAGCAACCGCCACTCCTTGTACCAGCCCTTGAGGAACACGGACAGGAACGTGGCGGTGTGGTCGTGCGGGTGGCCGACGTCGGCCTGCTTGATGTGGTTGTAAGACAGCGACAGCCACGGCGTCTTGAAGACGAACAGCCGATTCAGGTACGGCTCTTGGGCGTCGGACCATCTCCACCAGCACCACTGTATGCCCGTGCCGGAGCGGTATATTCTATGTCGTCGAAGCAGATCCATACGCTAACTCCCAGCCAGCTCAGCGCCGTCATCCGACGGAGCCGCTGTACCCGAGGACGGACGGCGAATCCCAAGCAGCTCATCCCGCACCTCACGTAGAACCTCCCTCTCCTCCTGGGACTTCGCCCGCCGGATGTCTGATCTGAACTCGGCACGTAGCTCTCTCCTTGCCTTGCGGTTGCGTGGGACCCTGATGCCGTTCGGCAGCAGCGCGAATACAGCAGTCCTGTTCGGGCACTTCTTCATGTGGTCTTCCTCAATACTTCTTGATAGAATGGGTCGGCGAACTTCAGCGCGTCGAGCGGTATGCCACGCTTCTCAAGGTTCGCCAGCTTCTCGTCGTGGGGCATCTTGTTCACGTGGTGGTTGGTCTTCTCAGTTATCTCCATCCCATGCCCAACGAACGCGGAGAGCCGCTCCAGCAGCACCTCGTTGGGCAGCCGCCCCCAGGGCAGGTACAGCACCT